GACCTCGCCCAGCCCCTCGGTCAGCCGAGCACACCCCGAACCAAAATGAGCGAGGGTGGCTCGGCAGCGAGTTCGCGCGAAGCCGGCTCGCGTGCAGTTGCCCGGGAAGCTGGATCTCACACCGGATAGGAGCAACCTTGGACAAGTTGCTGAAGAGTGCGGTCGGCGAGATTCGCCTCGACCTCCCACAGGACGCGACCACCGTCAGCGTGACGATCGAAGACTCAGCTGGCGTTACGCTCACGAGCGGCGCCGCATCTCCTGTCGGCATGGACAACACGCTTTGGAAGTTCGCGTTGACACCAACCCAGCTGGCGATCATGGATCGCTACGTCGCCACGTGGACGGCGACGATCGGTGGAGTAGACGACACGTACACGACACAGTTCGAGGTCATCGGCGCGCATCTGTTCACCATCGAGCAGGCCCGCGCAGCCGACAATGGGATCCTCAACAGCCCCACCGACTATCCGGACCCGGTCATCATCGCGGCCCGGGACGAGATCACCGACGAGTTCGAAGCCGAGTGCGGCGTCTCGTTCATCCCACGCGGCGAACGGGAGACGATCGACGGCGACGGCACGGTCGAGCTGCGCGTGGACAAGCTGCTGCGTCCCTCCTATGGCGCTGGCGCCGGCCGGCTCGTCTCCGCCACGATCGATGGGACCGCACTCGACGGTACGAACCTCGCCGACATCGCGGTGCGGCGGCGCAAGTTCATCCGCAAAACGCTCGGACGTTGGAGTGCCGGCACGGACAACATCATCGTCTTGTACGAGCATGGCTACACGGATTCGCCGGCGGCGGTCCGCCGAGCCGCACTGAAGTTGCTGCGCTACCGGCTCGTGCCGTCGAACATCGACGACCTCGCCGTCTCGTTCACCGATGAGCTCGGGCAACGCCAGTTCCTGCCGGTCGCCGGCCGCAAGAAGCAACCGTTCGGCATCCCGCAGGTCGATGCGATCGTGAACCGCTACAGCGAGACCTCGGGCGTAGGCGTGCACTGATGGGGACGTGGACGGCGCCGGCGTTGCTCGACGCACTGAAAGCTCGCCTCGAGCTGCGAACGAACATCATCAACTGGAAGACGCAGATCGCGACCGCGCCGCTCGGCGACGAGACCAAACCCGACGCGATCGTGTTCTTCGGCGCCGAGGGGAGCCAAGAATGGGCGGCACTGGGCAAGCTCGCGAAAGACGACATGTTTCGCGTCGAGGGCGCGATCTGGATCGTCAAGCCGGGCGCCGGCGAGACGGTTGCCAAGGCGGCGCGTGATCAGGCGACCGCGCGACTGAAGGAGCTCGAGGACGAGCTGCGCGCCGATCCAAGCGTCGGTTCCGTGGTTATGCGCTGCGAGGTTCAAAGCCACCAGCTTGAGCAGGGCACGAACACGTCGGGCCGGTGGTGTCAGATCACGTTCTTCTTGAACGTTCGGCAACGCATCTGAGGGAGGCAGGGATGGGGATGATGCAGGTTGTGTACGTCGGGCCGGCCACGGCGGTCGACGTCGCCGACGACCAGGGCAACGAATACACGGCGTACCGCGGGTCGCCGATCGATCTCCCCGAGGAGCTCGCCGGCGCCCTGCTTCGTCAGGGCGCACCGGCGGATGAGGATGCGCCCGACGAGTCGGTCACCTGGGCGCTGCCCGACCGCGCCGCGACGCTTGACGTCGAAGTCGTCACGCCGCCGCCTGACGACGAGGTGCCCGCCGCCGAGTCGACACCAGAGGAACTCCCGCCGCCGACCAATGGCCCAGAACCGGGGGGTGAGATCTGATGGCGACACGCACCGGGATCGATGCCCAGATCGGGTTCGTGAAAGAGTCGACGTGGGGCACGTATCTCGCTCCCAACCGGTTCACGGAGTTCAACTCCGAGTCGATCAAACGGATCATCGACCGGATCGATTCCGCCGGAATCAGAGCCGGCAAGTTCAACAAGATGCGCTCCGGTTTGTACGCGTCGCACCAGAAGGGCGCCGCCGGGTCCATCGAGATGGAGCTGCAAACCAAGACGCTCGGGTTCTTCATGGAGCATCTGATGGGGACCGTCGTCACCACGAACCCCGTCGGCGGTGTATTCGTCCACACCGGCTCCGTCGGCTCGCTTGTCGGCAAGTCGTTCACCTGCCAGGTCGGGCGACCCGACTCGGCCGCTGGCACGGTGCGGCCGTTCAGCTACTCGGGTGGCAAGATCACCGGCTGGACGATCAAGTGCGCCGTCGGCGAGATCGCGGTGCTGAGCTTCGACTGCGACTTCGCCTCAGAGGACACGGCGCAGTCCCTCGTCGCCGCGTCGATCGCGTCCGGGCTGAACGTGTTGAGCTTCATCGAAGGCACGCTCACCGTAGCTGCCGGCGGCGTGAAGGTCCGCGAGATCAGCATCCAGGGAAACAACGGGTTGAAGACCGACCGGTTCTTCACGGGCGGCACCAAACGCGAGCAGCTGGACACCGGCCGTCAATATTCGGGATCTCTCGTCGCAGACTTCGAGGATCTGACCGCCTATAACCGGTTCGTCAACGCGACCGAAGTCACCCTCGACCTGCTCTTCCAAGGCGCCGTGATCACCGGCGGCCACAACTATCAGCTCGACATCAACGTCCCCGTCGTCCGCTTCGATGGTGAGACGCCCGTCGTCGAGGGCAAAGAGGATCTCAAGCAACCGTTGAACTTCACGGCGCTCGACGATTCGATCACCCTCGCGTACAAGACGAGCGACGCCACGCCGTGACCATCAAGGTCGAGGGGCTCCGCGAACTCGTCGCGGCCCTCGAGCAGGCCGACGCTCGGTTCCTGCCCGAGCTCGACGAGATCCACCGCACGATCTCGCGGCTGGTCGTACAGGAGGCCGAACGAGAAGCTCCCAGACGCTCCGGACGACTCGCGAGTAGTCTGCGCGCCCGCGGCTCCCCGAAGAGCGCCACCGTGGCTGGAGGCGGCCGCACGGTGCCTTATTTCGGCGTGCAGGAGTTCGGCGGCACCGTCCCCAAACGCGGCCGCCCAGGCGCCAAAGGCCCGGGCATGCGAACACGGATGAAACCGTACCGCGGCGGCGCCGGCGCCGGCGTGCCGTGGTGGGAAGACGAGGGCGCCGGCTACTTCCTCTATCCGGCCGGGCGCCGTCTGCGCGAGCACATCCTCGAGCTCTATGCCGAAGCCCTCGAGGACATTACGAAACGAGCATTTCCCAAGTAAGAGGAGGGCGCTGCATCGTGGCTGAAAACGAAAACATCGTGATCGACTTCGACCAGGACGCCCTCACCCTCGGCGACATCGAAACCATCGAGGAGTACACGGGCCAGTTGCTCGACGAGTTCCTCGAACACGCAAAGGCAAAGCAAGTCACATCGAAGGAAATCACCGTGATGATCTACATCGCCCAGCACGCGAAGAACCCCGCGTTCACCATCGAGGACGCCAAGAACATCCGGGTCACGAGGCTCGACTTCAGCAAGATCCTCCGAAAAACCTCGCTCGAGAAGAAGAAGGCGGCGAAGCGCCGCCCCCCGGGGCGCTGACCGCTGGCATCAAAGCGAACCTGCCGGCGGTCTGTCATTTCTATCGATATACGCCCACGCAATACCGGCAACTCACTCTCGACGAGCTGAACCGGCTCGTCGCCTACATGAACGAGAAGATCAGCGAACGCAACGCCCACCTCCGCTCCCTCAACAAGAGGTAACCCATGCCGTCCCGCAGCGTGACGCTGAAGATCATCGGAGACGCAACAAGCGCGAAGCGCGCATTGAAAGAGACACAGCAGGCAGGGGGCGTGTTCAAGGCCAAGATCGCCGACGCCGGCTCTTCGCTGAAGAACCTGGTCTTCGCGGGTGGCATCGTCGCGTTTGGGAAAACGAGCGTGCGCGCGTTCCATGAGGCGGAGCTCGCCCACGAGGCGATGGCGAACTCGCTGCGACACAACCAGAACCTGATCCACTCGAATATCAAGGACTACGAGGACATCGCCAAGGCGATCCAGGCGAAGACGGCTGCTGATGATGAGTCCGTGCAGATGGCGATCGCCAACCTCGCGAACTTCAAGCTCACCGAGAAGCAGCTGAAGAACGCGATTCCGCTCGTCGTCGACTACGCGCGCCGCACCGGGATGGATGTGCCCGAGGCCGGAAAGAAGCTGGGAACGGCCATGCTGGGCAACACGCGGGCCCTCAAAGAGGTCGGCATCAAATACAAGTCCACCGGTGACCAGGCAAAGGACTTCGACAACATCGTCGGCCTATTGCGCGAAAAGGTCGGCGGGTTCGCGGAGGAGGAAGGCAAGAGCTCTGCAGTTCAGCTGGAGATTTTGAAGAACCGTTTCAACGATCTCCAGGAGGTCATCGGCCAGAAGATCATGGGCGCATTCGGATTCGTGATCGATCACCTCAACGTGATCGGCCCGATCCTCGCCGGCGTGATCGCCGGCTTTCTGACCTACAAGATCGTGATGCTCGCCGCCGCCGCCGTGAACGCCATCTTCGGCACCTCGCTCACGCTCGCCGCCGGGCCGATCGGGCTGATCGCCGCCGCGGTGGTGGGTCTCACCATTCTGATCGTGAAGAACTTCAACGCGATCAAGAGCTTTCTCGCTCGCTGGGGTGCCGTCATCGCCGGCGTCGTCCTTGGCCCTATCGGATTCCTGATCACGGCGCTGGTCACGAACTTCGGGGGTTTGCGCACGAAGCTCGTCGGCATCTTCAAAGGGATCGCCGGCGCGGTAGTTGGTGCCTTCGATGCGATCCGCGGCGGGCTGATCACCGCGATCAACTGGGTCATTCGCAACGTGATCAACCGGATTATCGGCGCGATCAACAGCGTGATCCGCGGCATCAACCGGATCAACCCATTCGGCGACATCCCCCAGCTCGAGAAGCTGGCCGAGATCAACACCGCCCGCCGCCTCACCGGCGAAGAGGGCATCGAATCGCGCGGCGGCAACGTGCGCACTGCCCACGCCGGCGTGGTCGTGCCGGGCCCGCGGTCCCGCCAAGTCGTCACGCTGCTCCGCGGTGAGGAGCGTGTCCTCACGCCGGAGGAGATGCCCAGCCTCGCTACCGGCACGGCCGGCGGCGAGCTCCACCTGCATTTCCACATCGCCGGCCACGTGCTGACCGAACGTCAGCTCGTCGAGGTGGTTCACTCGGGACTGCTTCAGAAGAAGCGCACAATGCGTGATCTGGGTCTCGCGAGCTGAGCGTCGATGGCCATCCCCCGGATCACGACCGAGATCGCCTTCGCGACCGCCGCCACCGTCGACCCGACGCGCGCGGATACGGCGTGGAAGGACATCAGCGATTACGTCCATCCGCCCCTAACTGTCTCAGCCGGCCGTCAACGCGAGCTCGAGCGCTTCCAACCGGGCACTGCCAGCTTCACGCTCGACAACCGTGACCGCCGCTTCGACCCCGAAAACACGGCCGGTCCCTACTATCCGAACGTCGTACCGATGCGGCACGTGCGCCTCATCTCCGGGTACCTGGGCGAGGTGCTCAAACGCAAGCCTGTGCGCTACTACCGACTTTCTGATGGCGCCGGCGCGAGCTCCGCCGCGGCCGAGGTCGGCGCGGCCGCAGGCACGTACAACGGATCGCCGACCTTGAGCACGCCCGGTCTGATCGCCGGCCGCACGTGTCTAAACGCGGACGGCAGCGACGACTACGTCAACATCGCCGACCATGCCGAACTCGACCTCACCTCGAGCTGGTCGATCGCCTTCTGGATCGATCCCGACACGGTCGCCCAGAAGGGCCTCGTCGTCCGCGCGACGGCGGGATCGTCGAACCCCGTCGACGGCTACGTCGTACGCCTGCTCGCCACTGGCGAAGTCCAGTATGAGACCGCCACCCGAACCCCGACCGTATCGACCTCGAGCGCGGGCATCACCGCCGGCGGCGGTCTCTATTGCGTGGTTGTCACCTTCGACAACGCGGCGTCACCGAAGTGTCGGATCTACGTGAACGCCGTCGAGCGCGGTAGCGGCAACCCACCCGCGCCAGTCAACCTGGCCGTCCCGCTGCTGATCGCACGCGAAGGGCCGGCGGCGACGTTCTTCGACGGGCAGATCGGCGAGGTCGCGCTGTTCACGACGGTTCTCTCACAGGCGGACGTAACCCGCCTATACGACGAGGGAACGAAACGTGTCGCCGACGGCGACCTGTTCCGCGGATTCGTCGACGGCTGGCCGCAGCAGTGGCCCGACGAGAACGACGCGGTCGTCCAGATGCACTGCACCGATGCGTTCCGCGTCCTCGCCGGCATCGATCTCCCTGTGAGCCTGTGGGAACTCGAAGTTCGCGAGACAGCTCCGAAGTCATGGTGGCGGCTCGGCGAAACAGAAGACTCTCCCACAGTTCTTGACACCGTCGCGAACTACGTGGGCGACGTTTTGGGCACGCCGACCTTCGGCCAGGAGAGCCTCGTCGCATTCGACTCGGATACGGCCCTGTTATTCACCGGAGCCGCAGCAACATTCGTACAGATCCCGGAAACGGCGGTGATCACGACGGGGGATTTCGTCATCGCCTGCTGGATCAAAACAAGCGAGACGAGCGGCAGCATAGGCAGGATGATCTACGATCAGTCGCCCGACGATCTTCTCGGCTACACGTACATGCACGTCGATGTCGGGGGCGCCGCGGGGAACGTCCGATGGGTTCAGCAACCACTCGGCGGATCGTTCACCATCCTTTCTACATCAGGCGTGAACGTCGCCGACGATCGCAAGCACTTCGTCGTGTTCCGCCGCTCCACTAGCGACGACACCGTCAAGATCTACATCGACGGGATCGAGAAGGCCTCCGCCGCCGAGACAGACAATGGCGGTTACGGAGCGACGAGCGCGTTCATCGGGAATCTAAAGACGGGCACGGGTCCCTCATCCTCAGCGCTGTTCGGCGGAGTGATTGACGAGTTCCTGCTCTTCGGAACGGCACTGAGCCCCACCACCATCGCCACCCTATACGCAGCCGGCGCAGCACCGTTCTCGGGGAAACGGACCGACGAAGCCATCACGCGCGTGCTGGACTACATCGACTGGCCTGCAACGCTGCGAAACATCGACCAAGGGATTTCGCTGCTGCAGGCCGTGGCGCTGGGCGGCTCGGCGCTTGAGTTCATCCAGCGGCTCGAAGCCACCGAAGAAGGGATGCTATTCGTCGCCCCCGACGGGAAGCTGCGATTCCGCAACCGACACTCGAATCTGCTGACTCCCGGCAACACCTCCCAAGCGACGTTCAGCGACGATCCGGCCGCCGATCCGGGATCTCTGTCGTACCGGGAGCTCGTCTTCGACTACGACGACGGGCGAATCATCAATGAGGCGCGGCTCGCGCGCACCGGAGGCGCGCCCGTCTCCGTATCGGACGCACCGAGCAAGACGGCATACCTGCCGCACGTGTTCGAACGCTCCGATCTCGAACATCAAAGCGATCTGGACGTGTTCGATCACGCCACGTGGATCGTGTCACGCCGAAAGGATCCACAGGTTGAAGTCACCACGCTCGTGTTCAGTCCCGAGATCGATGCAGTCGGCACCGGCCCACACTGGGCGCAGGCCCTCGGCCGCGCGATCGGCGACCTGATCACCGTCAAACGACGGCCGCCCGGCGGAGGTGCGCCCATGAATCGCGAAGTGCGGATCGAAGGGGTCGAGCACAAGTGGGACGGGCCAGGCTGGGAGACGAAGTGGAGGCTCTCCGCGGCCGACACGACCCGTTACTGGATCCTGGGCGACGCGACCTACGGACTGCTCGGGTCGAGCACGAGATTGGGATTCTGATGCCGAAGCTGCGCGTGCTCGAGGACTTCATGCCCGCAGAAGCGAACCCGCTCGGGCGACTCCTTGAGCGAAACTGGCCGCCATATCAGAAGTACGAGCCGCCCGAAGGCCTCGCGATCGGGATCCGCGCACAGGCGAGCGCGAACCAAGGCCGCTGGTTCGTGCAATGTCCCTTCTGCGCGGGCGCGCAGCTCGCGAGCCATCTCGATCACCGCTTCTTCTGCGTCGACTGTCTCCATCTCACCGAACCCGCCGCGGCCGGACGCTGGCTCGAGGTCGAATGGCCCGCCGAGCTTAACGAGATCGAGGAGCTGCTTCTGCTGCGTCCCGAGGCGAACCGCAACTGGACCCCCGATGAGACGATCGTGGATCTCGCGCGCGATAACGCCCTGCATGGTCTTGGTGTCATCGACGTCGAACTCTCCACGAAACGGAGGCGCCAACAATGACGTGGAGCGCACCGCGCACCTGGACGACTGGCGAGATCGTCACGGCCGCCATGATGAATGGGGTACGTGACGAGCTCCTCGCTTTACAGGCGACGAGCGCGAGCATTGCCACGGCAGAAACCACGACCTCGACGACATACGTGGATCTCGCTACGGTCGGTCCCGCCATCACGATATCGACGAGCACGACCGTGCTCGTTTTCATTCAAGCGACGATGAGTGTGAACGGCGTATTCAACGCCTTCATGGGCGCCGCCGTCTCGGGAGCGACGACACTAGGAGCCAGTGACACGGACGCCGTGAATGTTGTGTCGAGTGTCGCGAACCACACGGATCGGCAAGGTGTCGCCTTTCGGATCACCGGCTTGACTGCGGGTTCGAACACGTTCACCGCGAAATATCGGGTAAGCGGCGGGACGGGGAGCTTCGCTAACCGTCACATGGTCCTGATCGCCGCCTGATCCGTTCTTCTCCTCCGGCAGGAGGTCGCCAGCAATGACGCGCATCCTCACCATTTTCGCGATCATCGTCGCCGTCGCCGCGTTCGCTCTGTCAAGCGATGCGGCGTCCGGTGACCCGACCGTCACGCAACGCGTCTACCACTACCAGGCCGGGTCGACGATCCAAACCGACGTCCCGTGTGGCGGCGCAACGACTGCGGAGCTCATCTACTGGGAGATCTCAGTATCGGCGCTCGGGCCGTATAGCTATTCGGTCGCCGACCGCGTCGACACGCCCAATGTGCCGGGCATCTGGGGCCGCAACAAAGGCGACGCGGCTGTGCATACGGGCACGGGTGTGCCTCGGATGGCTGAAGACTACTTCCAGCGCCTCACCACACCAGGCCGGTGGGTTTTCCATGCGCAGATCGCCGGCCGTCCTTCGACCGCGTCGACGTGTGAGATCACGAAACTATGAGACGCTTCCTGCGAAACTGGTGGCATGTGACGCTCTTCGGTCTGTCGCTGCTGTTGTTCGTGGGCGTGACGTCCGTGCAGCCACCACCCGCCGCCCCGCAAGTTCTTCACGACACGACAACCATCATCCGGCCGGGCCCGACCGTCTACATTCCTTCTCCTGTTCCGGCGACAACAATCGAACGCATTGTTCACCAGCCCACACCGGAGCCGGGACCATCCTCGGAGGAACCCACTCCAAGGCCGACTCCGACAATGAGCAGCCCGAAGCCGTCGCCGTCATGCTCACGACCCCGCTGTGTCGTCACCGCGATCATTCGTGACCTGTGTGACCAGGTGTGCCCCGTCACACGAGACGTACCCCTCGCCGCGGGGCTGATCGGCGTGATCTCTGTTGCTTCTTTCGTGAGTGCGACACGTGAAACTCGCCGCCCAACTCGTCGCGATTAGCGGCCTCATCGCCGCCTTAGGCGGCTTCATCAAAGACATGGTCGGGTTACGAGCCAAAGCACAAGCATTACAGGACTGCGAAGACGAGCTCGCGGGCCGCCCGCCACGCCGTCGAACACGACGAAGAAGGGGAGACGCTGGGGGATGAAACGACGAATAGCGACGACCACTGCGGGGCTGGCTGTGGCGCTCGCCGTCACTGGCGGTCTGGTGGGCTTGCGAGACTCCACGCCAACCACATCTGAACCACGTATCCGTTTCTCGCTCGCACCCGCAGTCAGCTACGTGCGCGGCCACCAATGTCCACCGGTCTTATCGCACGCGCAATGCAAAGCTCGTTTCCCTGCCGTGAAGGAGGGCCGTTGAGAAGGCTAGCGGCTCCCATGCTCGCGATCGGTGTGCTTGTGGGATCGTATCTGGGAGTCCCCGCAGCAGCCGACAACAGTCACGAAGCCTGCATCCGATATAAGACGAATCAGGAAAGAACCAGCCGCGGGATCCCCGCACTGCGAGACGATCCACGTATCGACACGGTCGCGCGCCGCCACTCGCAACGCCTCGCCCGCGACGAAACCGTCTACCACAACCCGAATCTCGCCAGCGAAATCCCGCCCTATGAGTACGCGGGCGAGAACGTGGGCATGAGCGACACCTGCCAATCCGTGCACGACGCGTTCCTCGGCTCGCCGGGCCACAAGGAGAACATGCTCGACCGCGACTACCAATACGTCGGCGTCGGCGTAACTGAACGCGATGACACGGTGTACGTCGTTGTCGATTTCTTCACTCCCACAACACGCGTTTCCACACGTCCTCCGCCAACGCGCGGATGCCGGTAACCGGGCTGCCACTCGGTAGTGGGAACGCTCCCGATCTGGTCACCCCAGGAAGGAGGCCCCGTGTTCAACGGCTCTAATCTTGTGCAGCTCAAACGATTCGTTCGCCTCGCGATCGTGACGATCATCACGCAACTGCCGCTCGTGGTGAACCAAGAAGAGCTCGACTGGCGTAACCTCGTCGCGCTGATAGGCGTACCGCTCGCCGAAGTCGCCTACCGGTCCCTCGTGCCGGCGACACCCGACGTCGCGACCAGCCCGCCGGCAGCTCGCGACGAAGCGATCCCACCGCTCGGATAGGGAGGGTTCATGCGCACACCGCAACAGGCCGTCGCGTGGGGTAAGGCTCATCCGGAAGGCTGGCCGGGCCTCTGCCTCACGTTCGTCCGCTCCGCGTACGACGTCGAGCCTCAAGGGTATGACACAGCCGCCGAAGGCTGGACGGACACGAAGAAGCGCGGCACGGGCGTGGCGCCCTTCGGTGCGCTCGTATGGTGGACGGGCGGATCCAAGGGGGCTGGACACATCGCGATCTCGCTCGGCGGCGGCCGCTGTCTGTCGACCGACTTCGGGCCGACTCGCTACATGGGCGACGGGAAGGTCCGCGACATCCCGATCGAGAACGTCGCTCGGCAGAGCTCGTGCGTGTACCGAGGCTGGTCGCGCGACTACGGCGGGATCCTCGTCCTGCCGCCAGCCAAACCGAAGTTCCCGCCCTGGCAGGTGATCCACGGGGACGGCAGCTCCGGCATCTTCTACCCGCCGGCACCCGACAAGTCCGCGTTTGACGCCGCGTGGGCACGTGCGAAGGAGATCGCGATCAGCGAATACGACGTGCGCGTCCGCCGCGTCTGATACCCGCCCTCAGCCCCGAAGAGCAACGCCCGAACGCCCCCGGCCACCCGGCGCTGGGGGCGTTCTTCGTTTTATCGGAGACCCCGGCGGGCCACCCGGTGGGCAGACCAGCGGCGAAACTCTTGACAACGTCCGGCCACGCAATTAAACTCTTGACAACGTAAGGAGATAGAGCGAGCATGGACCTGCGTGAGGTAGTGAAGGCGGCGAAGGACCAGGGCTGGACGCTACAGCCAACGAGGCACGGGTTCTTCTTCGTCCCGCCGGACACGACGAAGGCGAAGGTGCTGGTGCACAACAACCCGCCCGAGAACAGCCTCAAGGCGGCCGTGAAGCTGATGAAGCAGCAGGGGTTCATCTGGCCCCCGGCGCCGAAGAAGAAGGGATGAACGTGGGCACGACGTGGAACGCGGAGGTCAGCTTTCGGACTGTGGGGAAGGCGACCTTCACCGACGAGATCGCCGAGGGGTTTCTCGAGGCGCTCGCCGATTTCGCTCCTGCGGTCGCGATCACGCCGCGGGTTCTCACGCTCTCGTTCAGCGTGGACGCCGGCGATGATCCGATGCAGGCGAGCGAGCTCGCGTGGGAGACGATCAGCGAGGCGCTCGGCCGCGTGAACCCGATGGTTCCGCTCGAGGTCAGTCGCCTCGAGCTGGAGACGCTGGACGAGCTCTCCGAGCGCCTCGAGCGTGTGGACACACCGCAGCTGGTGGGGATCGCCGAGATCGCGGACGTGTTCGACGTATCGAAGCAGCGAGCCTCCGAGCTGAGCCGCTCTGACGCATTCCCCGATCCGCTGGCCGAGCTCGCCGCCGGGCCGGTTTGGGCGCGCTCCTCGATCGAGCGATTCCGCGAAGCGTGGGAGCGCCGGCCGGGCCGGCCGCCGAACCCCGGCGGGCTCCGGACGGCAACGGCCGCGAAGCCGCGCCGACGCCGCGCCGCGGCGAAGAAGGCGCCCATGCGCAGGGGGAAGCGGTGAACCTACGCCGAGCTGACACGCGATCTGGCACGCGGGCCCGCGTATTCCACGCTTGTGGTTCACGCGTGCCGCTTGTATCTGCTGGTCAGCGTGGTGGGCGCGAGTGGTTTCGAACCACCGACCTCGGCTGTGTGAGAGCCGCGCTCTCCCGCTGAGCTACGCGCCCCAG